GTAAGAGAATAAATCCTCTAACTACAATCAATCTGTTGTGTGACAGCCTCACCCGAGATGGCTCGGGACAGGCGCGCTTTCGGTCTGAAACTCTAATTAATGGTGGTAACCGAGGAGAAATCCTCTTTCCTACCATGTTAGAAGACCTAGAGCGTGTCTTTAGTTCGAAGAAATCATTCCATATCATTAATCTTGAATATGATTTCGTGTTGGATACCCTATACTTCGTCCGCTCACTCCTTGAGAGTTTGTGGGACGCTGACAAGGCTTTCCTTAGTCTCGAAATGAATGATTTAGATGGCTTTTGGGATGCACTTCGTTGTGCTCCAAACGCTATTCAGAGAGTCAAGGGGATCAAGTATATTACCGCCTGGCCTATGGCTATGTGGCTTAGAAACGATCCTCCTAAATGTCCTGAATGGCTACAAGACCATTTTGGTTCAAGGGTGCTTCACTTCCCTATCCATGGGAGATTAAGACAGCATTTTAAGAATATGCTGAAATCGAGCACCAATCGTATGCGACCCGCGAAGCTCTTCCTGGCCCTCTTACAGGGTTCCAAGAGAGGCTGCGCCCCCGTCGCAGAAGAGTTTATACACTCGACGATGTTATCACATAAGGAAAGTCTCACACAAGAGCTTCCTGAACTGACTGAAGAAGAGTCTGATACGTTCGACCAAAAGTTTCAAAGCCTTTGGAAGAGGACCGTAAAGGACACTCCTATCCTGTCCGTCCGCAAAGTCTGTAATCCTGGGTTCAATGCAAGCATCGAGTCCAAGAGATCGGAAGGCGGGCGGGCGGGGTACCTTAATAAATTGGCAAAGACGGATTGGGACGAGTCCACCATGCATGATATCTCCACTTCACTAGCATTACCCGAACTTCTCAAAATGTATGAGATCTCGGTTAACGAAGTGGGCGAAGTCAGGGGCTGGGAGGCCCCATGTTATAGCAAGGTTATTGATCTCGCCTTCCTTGAGGCCATAAAAGGACCATGTAAGGCCATGGTTGCTCCTATATTGGAGCCCCTCAAATGCCGACTTATTACAAAAGGACCAAGTCTTCCTTATTGGGCATCAATGACAGCCCAAAAGGATATGTGGAATCACCTACAACAATTTCCTCAGTTTCGCCTTACCGGCGAACCAGTCAATGTCTCACATCTTGAAGGAATACTCCAACAGGAGAGAGATATGAAACTAGAATTTGATGAGTGGGTGAGTGGAGATTACTCCGCAGCAACTGATGGACTCAGTACCGAGGTAAATGCTTTAGCATTCAATCGGTATTGTGATTCCATCTATGCTTCACATAGGGAAAGGTACATTTGGAACCGTGTATTAGGGTGTCATGAAATCTCGTATCCTAAATCCTGTAACAAGGATGGGGAACTTGATACTTTCATGCAGTCAAATGGCCAGCTGATGGGTTGCCCCCTCAGCTTTCCAATCCTCTGTTCAATTAATGTCGTCGCCTACTGGCAGGCATTAGAGGAATATCTGGGGAAATCGGTTCCACTTGAGAAACTACCGTGTTTAGTTAATGGAGATGATATACTATTTCGTTCAAACAAGGCGTTTTACGTCGTTTGGCAGAAATGGATAAAGATCGCGGGTTTCACATTGAGTATTGGAAAGAATTATATCAGTCCAAACTTTATCACTGTGAACAGCGAGTCTTGGTTATATCATGAGACAAAGGAGGGAAAGCATAACTTTCGAAAAATCGACTTCCTTAACAATGGGTTACTGTTGGAAAACGCGCCGGGACCTGAAAAGGTTTCACTACGCGAGAACCATCAGGCTATACCAATTATTGGAAAGCTAGATCATCTCATAAAGAACTCCAATAATCCCGAACGTGCAATGAAACGTTATATTCACTATAATAAAGAGCGAATTGAACATTTTACACAAAAAGGGAATTATACTTTATTCGGTAGCCCAGAAACTGGGGGTCTCGGTGTAACAGAGCCGAGAGATGTCAGTTCATACTATACTCCTTTTCAGATTAAGTTTTCTGAATTTCTACATAAAAAGAATTGTAAGAAGGAGGGCATGATGCCAAGTGGTGATCTTTCATTTGAAGGAATGGTAACCTCACGGACTGATAAGAAATCTTCTCAGCCGAAATCGGTTATCAGACACCATGATATAGTATTACGTGATAAACTTGAACCATTGAGAGAGAATGAGATAGAGGTTCCACAAGATAGTGGACCTAAGTTGCTGAATTTTCAGATGACTCCTAATCTAGAGGAAATCACTTGGTCCCTTAAAAGACCAAGAGCCAAAACCATAAAAGAGTTCCGAGAAACTCCCCGAATGACGAACCGTAAGGTGCCCAAGAAATGGGACTACACGTTTCGTTGTAAGGTGTCGACACCGTCAGACGGTTCCTCGACATCTTCCTCACACTAACTTCAACCTCCCTTTGGGGAGAAAGAGGGGCCAACTGATGACGCCTCCCTCTATAAAGATAAAGGCAGAAATGTGCTACGGACCCTCATTATGAGGACATTTAGATCCGTTGCAGTTCGTGTGGGTTTCGCATGTGCTGTGATAGCACATAATGGTTAATGGTAAACAAAATCAACAACAAAAGCAAGCTCAAATGCGAAAGGCGGCTGCCCAGAGAGCGAATGCCCGACGAAACCTCCAAAATCAAGGTCAGTCGACAGCAATCATTCGTAGGCGGCCGAAGGTGCCTAAAGGCCTGGATCCAAAGCATCATTTTAACGCTTTCGGTCATACAGCGCCTCAAGCTCTTTCTTTCTCGATTGGGCCAGCGACGCACTTAACTGGTTACAGGTCAGTCCTCTTCGGTTCATACGCAACCAATCCTTCCATGTTTATATTTCAACCTGGAGGTGGTGTTGATCAATTGACCCGTTATACGACCACTGACGGTGGAGTCACTTGGGCGGC